AAATCCCTTTCTTCGGTAGATTCCGGCAGCTCCCCATCAGGAATACCTGAACGACTGAGGTCCATGGGTATAACCGCGCTGGCCTCTGCTCTAGCCTCTCTTGTCATCATGTCAAAAAGAAGGTTTTCCGCATAATCCGTTCTAGCTTTTAGCGACTCAGGATCCTGCGAGTACGCCGTTATGTCGTATTGCTTTTGGGTAATACCGTTAGCTACTATATTTGAAAACTTTGAAAGTATCGGAACTGGCTTCCAATCTAAATTCAAATAAGATAGATCGCCATTAATAGCTAATTCATCTTTGTACTTCTGTACACTTTGCTCACCCCTAGCATATAATCTAAGGTTATGAAAGTTATTCCAGTTTGATGCGTATCTATTCGAACCTGCTCCCCCGTAATTAAACCACTCTTGCTCAATAGCACGAGAAACCTGTAATCCGTATTCTAGCGTTGCTTTTTCAGCATCACTTACTACCTGATCAGGAAATGGACTATTAGTATTTGTACTTACATTCATCTATTGCATTATTTTTGAGGTGGTTCCTTTGTTGTCGTATTTCTTAAACCCTAAGGAATATTTTTTTGTTACTATAGCGCCCTTGGGGCTATACCTGTGCTTGTTGCATGCCATTAAAGCTAAGCCGGAGCTTATTGATGCATCATGCTTTGTTCTGTTGTTTATATCAAACTTGGCCCAGTCTTCTAATGTTCTTTGCAAATAAACATCACCGTACCCTTCTTTTGTTTGACCAACAAAATCTTCTATATAAGTTTCAATTGCTGAGGCGTGTGCTTGTTTAATATCTTCACTTGAGTTAGGTATACCGCCTACTTCCCGCTCTGACACAGATAGCTTGTTGTAAGATCTATCTGGTCTATTAATACTGAAACCTCTGTATCCTCGACGCTTTAAATAGTAAAGCAATCTAGGCTTGTTATTTTCACATAATATTGGCATTCCGTAAAACACCATAGCCATTAATACGTCTTCAAAAAACATTTCAGCGGTTGATGGTCTAGCTATGTATTCCAAAAAGAAATGATTAGGAGGTGCGTCTTCCATTGAAAACTTAGTTAATCCATGAAGCGCTCCGTTAGAACCTCCACCACCAACAACACCACTAATATCGTAACTGTCACAACCAAAAGCTCCAATATGTTCGTTTCCAGGGTACTTGATACCATTCTTTATTATTATGTTATTTTGTTGTTCTTGATTAGGAACCCAAGTAATATAAAATCTACCGTCTTTGTTCGGATAGAACATTACTTTTGTATCTTTAATACCGTGTTCCCATTGAAAGTTTCCTTTCGTAACCATTGTATTGTTTTTTAACTCGTCGTTATAATCTATCTGTTGGTAGATCTTAGTCAAGTTAAATAACGATTGCTTAGACTCATCTCTAAAAGCATGTTGTTCTGTTCTTGGAAATTGACGATAGTATTCGTTCAATGCATCAGGATCGTCTTTTAATCCTTCAACTTCATTTTCCCAATGATTAATGACACCCTCATCAATAATGTCACCTTGAGGACCAAGAATATCTTTCTTAGGTACGTCAAAAACCGGCCAACCGTGTTCATCAATGAATCCTTCATAATTCCACTCCATCGGTATAAAAAGCTTATACAACCCGCTTTTTGTTTGCCCATTCTTATTTCTTTTTGTAACGTCTGAATCGTTATATAATTTTTTAAAGTTTTTACCCCCCTTGTCTAATGCATTTGAGGTTGAGCCCATCATACACTTCCCGATAATACGGCTACCTAATCTTAAACAAGTTTTTGTAACTCGCCAGTTGTTAAGAATGTTAGTAGGCCTTTCCCACTTACCGCTTTCGTCGTGTACTAATAGCTTTAGTTTTTCTCCATCGTAAGAGTTGTCCCCGGTGTTTTTCCAGTCGATCGTTGTGTCGAGACCTGTAATTTCCTGGAGTTTCTCGTTTGAATCGAGTTTCCTCCTTGTAAGCTTTGAGGCCGGTACTCTGTATGCAAGCTCTGTTTTCGGGCGGTCCATTCCGTCCTGTATTGGTTTAAAGAAGAATGGATAGTTAACCGATATCGGAACAACTTTGTCTGTAAACATCTTCTTTGCATCGGGTCCAGACTTGGACAGTATGCCAAATCTAGCATCCGTAGATATTGTGCCTTGGTTAACGGTCTCTCCTGAGGCCATGAAAGAAAAGCCCGATCTTCTGTTCTTAAGGTAGCACATGCCATAGCTTCTTCTGTCTGCTTTGCAAGCTTCCCAAAAAAGATAGAACAATCTGTTTGATTCTCTAAAGTCTGGGTGCCCAACGTCAATCTTGGACCACTGCAGGTACATGTAATGAGTACCAGTAATATAAGTAGGCTTGTCTTTGTTAATAAACCAAAAACCTTCTTCACGCCTGTTAAACTCTGTGTCAATATATCCATACCACTTCTCTTTAAATGCAGTCGGATACTTTTCCCAATCCGCTTCGCTTTTAATTTTACTTAATTCTTTTGGGTATTCTTTTGGTGCCCACTTATTAATTCCTTTACTAAGTTTATCCTCTAGCAAAGGTAATGCGATATGTAAATCACCAATAACATATATATCTCCTATCTTACCTGTTCTACTTATTACAACAAGATCGTATTCCTTGTCGTAACCATACTCCCATTTAGCGTAGCGATTCTTTTTCTTAATTGCTTGCGGCTTAACGTAGTCTTTGGCTATCCGGTATAATTCCTGTTGATATGCCATTATTTAGATTTAGATCTCGATTCTGCAAACCCTTTAAAGGCGGGTTTAGTTGAAGCGCTTGACGATTCGTTTATCATACTTTCTTCTTCTTGAATTCTTGTAAGAATTTCAAAGGCGTCAAATATACATAACTTTTTAGTAGCGGCAGCATTTTTAAGTCTGTCAGCTGAGATATCCTCTTCTGAGTCAACGATCTTTTCTTTTGCTACCTTTACTAATTCTTCAATCGCTAGTCGCCCAGCGGCTATTATATTCTTCTTCGTTTCTATCGAGTCCATACTTTATAACAATATCATTTGATTTCATACAATACATAATTTGATTGTCTACAACAAATTCCCATTCGCTATTTGGTGTGAACCCAACTATGTCTCCTGGATTGATTCCAGACTCCTCTAAGGAGCTATTACCTATTTTAAGTATACCAATAAGATCAGCCACTTTATCTGTGCTTAAAAGGTCTTTATTCTTGACAGGTGCAACAAAGCATCTATCTCCGAATGATTTCCAAGTATCCGTTCTTTTATACAAATACACTTGATCAACCGCACAAAAAAATAAGTCGTCTTTTAAGAAAGACCTACTGTTCTTTTTGATTCCTTTCATGTCGTAAAATACCCTGAATACATTGTGGTGTACCATAATTAAATCACCCTTCCTTATAGGAGTTGCAAATGCAACTGGCGTTTCAACTACCTCAGCAATATTGTTAACATGCTTAAAGCTTTCTATAGAGCTGTTTGTTATAAGGGTATGCTCTCCAACCTTTACCTCGTTATCATACCTTTTGCCTACCGGCTTTATGATAAAGTCATATACACTCCGCATTAATATTCTAAGTCATATTCAACGGATATTGCCATGTTTGAATTGAATTTCTTCCATGGCATTATCTCGTCTACCTTTTTTATAAATATATTATAAGAATTATCAGACTCTTCAAATAGTATGTGAGAGATCTCGTGACCGCCGTAAACTGTCTGTTTAACAGAGTAATGCATTGCTTCGTTTTTATAGTCAGCCCCGATACTAATCTTTCTTATAATACTATCCATAATATTACTCTACAACTGCTTCTGGTACAATTTCTTCAAAAGTTCCATCTACAAGGTTAATATTAATTGGCCCGTACTTAGCCTCAATGTCTTTCTTAGCTTCATCCATACCCTTTTCAAGTACATTGACTTGGTATATAGCTTTAGCCTTTTGAACCTCCAGTACGCCTATGTTAGCTAGATACGATTGTAGTTCCCCTTGAAGTTCTTTAATGTTATTTAATTCCTCTGCTGTAATAGCGTTTACCTCTGGTTTCATTTCTTTTACTTTACTCATTTGATTTAATTTAATTGTTAATTGTTAATTGTTAATTACCTGAATTAGGATCCTTCATTTGGTTTCTGGTGCTTAATGCTTTTATTCTTGCCTTTTTATCCGCCTCAGATATTTTTGATGTGCGAGGGTCGGTTTTTTCATTTACGGTTATAGCTCGCTGGTTTTGAATCACTGATCCCATTTCTTTAAATTGCTTGTGCATTGCGGAATTTTCGTTCACGTCTATGTTGTAGCCGTCAGAAGTTGGCACGCTAACAACTTTAGGAGCTGGCTTATCCTTGTCGCCCCCGTTTTTGTAACCGCTTGTAATTTCATCTACCATTTTATTTGTAACTGGTGCTCTTCCAAATTCTTGTTTGTATGCCATTTTTTTTGTTTTAGTATAATTTTGTTATTATGTATTCATTGTTTAAATCGCCATGATAGCTAGATAATATTGTTCCGTCTTTTTGTATGCGGTATGCTATTGTAACTGTGTAGCCGTTCTGCTCGTTATGCAACTTTGTAACAAACCCCTTTGTGCCTTGGCTAACAATAGTTTCTGTTATAACCCTAAGCTCATCAAAGCTGGTGTTAAAAACCTGTAGGACTTTGTACTCGCTAGCTATTATTGTTTTAACATAAGTGGATTCTTCATTCAGCCACATTCCGTTATACGCTTCTTGAGCTGTTAATGTAAATGACGTTAAAACTAAACATAGTGTAATAAATAAATTTTTCATAAGATTTGATTTTATTATATAATCACACGCTTTTTTGAAAAACTACCTATTTTTTTAATCTATAGGCTCCGGAGGTACTTCTGCGCCTCTTGGCCAACCCATAAAACTATGTGCTGCTACATCCCCTGGGAATACTTCGTATGTTCCAAAATCAAGTAGGTCGCTAGACATTACATCATACGCCCACCCTGGGTAATAAACTGGTGGTGTTATCTCGTGACCATCAGGACCGTAAGTCCCAGGTATCTCAACAACCTTACCAATGTTTACTACTGCGGCTGTTCCGTTTGTAAACTGCATGGTTGTTACACCCTCTTCGGTTACCTCTTCCCATACCCCTTTGGATATTAGGATGTCTTTACCTTGTTGTTCTGTATCAAATACAGTCTTATAAATTTGCATCATGTTGTTAATTTTATTAATTCTGCATCCGATAATGCTTTTGTGTAAACTTGTACGTCTTTAGTGTTTCCGAAGAAAGGAGAACTTGTTGTTGCACTTGTAAATTGCATTTGTGTTAAAGTTCCAATAGGAAATGTGTTACCGCTTGACTGAGAATTTACTTCAACCCCATTAACCCAAAGAGCAAAATCATTTTCTTTATACTTTAGAGCTATTTTTGAGTTAACATTTATGTCTGCTGTAAAATTAAAACTATAAACCACAGAAGAAGCTATTTGAAAACTGCAAGTAATATTATCGACTAAAGAATAACCAATATAAACCCTATTAGAACTTGTTCCGTCAGAAAAGCCTAAAAGCCTAAAACTACCATCATCACTTAAAGCCGCTATCTCTGCATACAATACACCTTCCTCGCTGTTTATCTCTGGTGTTGCGTTTATACAAGTTTCTTGGTTACGTGTAACTGTTGTTCCCGATGTTGGGATATACGAAGTTGCGTAGGATTGGTTTTCAAGCATTGCTCCCCAAACTTCAACTTCAGTTGCATTTGCACCGCCTATATTAGACGAAATGTGGTAGGCAGTTCCAGAATTAGTTGATATTTGCTCTAATCTTTGCCAATCTCCATTCAAAGTAAAATTAGTACCCGAGCCTACGTTTGCCCCTTTACCGAATTTTAATATTTGCCCACTAATACCTTTTACATATATTGAGGATGCTTGGTCTCCAACACCTATAGCCTCCGACCTATTTACGTATGCTGTTCCTGAGCCAAAAACTAATCTTGTAGAATTGCTTGTTCCATCGGGAGATATTCCGTAATCACTTGTAATTGTAGTGTTTACTGCCGTCCAACTTGCATTACTAAAATCCTCTGAATAAGTTATTAGGTTTGTACTCTGCGGTTCTAGTAAAAATGCCTCTGCTCCCGTTGAGTAATCTAATCTAGGAGTGTTAGTTGCAGTTATGTATTCTTTTATAGATACGTTGTCTATTGATATACTTGAGTTTGTTGTAGCGTTTTGAAACAAGAAAATTTGATTGGCTGTGTTTTTTATATAAATTGTATGTGTTACCCCTAAATCAGTAGGAGCAACTATAAAAGAACCACTAGCAGAATAATATTTAAAACTTGTAACTCCATTATTTTCTATTACTCGATATTGTAATTTATAAGTTTTATTTACCGTTACAGCGTTTAAAGAAGATACGCCATCCGTTGCATAAGCCAATGCACTTGATTGGGATGCTGAATTTGTAAGTGTTAGTTTACCTCCCGATATTAATACATTTGACGTTTGAGAGTACCAACCTAAAGACCAAGATGTTGTACTTGGTATACCATCAGTAGAAAAATCTCCATTTGTAATTTCTTCTGGTCCTAGCTCATTAGTACTTTGTATTAACCCCTGTGCATCTACGTATGTAGCCTCAGAGCCTCTAGCAAATGTGAAATCAGTTGCTATCGTATCAAAGTTTAAAGCAAACGTAGGATCAGTTGGTGTTGGGTAAGTAAGGTCAGCAAGTTCTTGGTCGCTTAAAGCCTCTTTCCAAACTGCAACTGCTTTTGTTTTTCCAAAGAAATTAAAACTGCCATTTCTATTAAAGTTTATAGAATTTAAAGTGTTTGCCGAAAAAGAAGCCCCCGTTGTGTCTGTAGCAACCTCAATTCCATTTACCCATAAAGCAAAATCATTTTCAGAAAACTTAAAAGCAACCTTATTAAAGTCTGTAGAATTGCTTAATGTAAATTCCATATTCGTAGAAAGAGAGCCGTTAACTTCCATTCTCGCTCTAATTGTATTAGAAGTATCTTTATATCCAAGATAGGCAAAAGTAGATAAGTTTAAATTATCCTCAAGAGATAATAACCTAAAAGTACCATCATTACTTAAAGCTGCACCCTCAAAATATAGTGTTCCCTCTGTGCTATTTATACTTGCTAAACTACC